GTAAAATTAGCTGACATTATGACTGGCAAGGCGGTTGATGATGCTATGTTAGACAAGGACATTATAGGCAGGTCATTAGACGTTACAATGAAGTCTGTATTTTCTAAAGACTACACAACTGATGACCAGCTATTAAAGGGTGTGGCAAAGGGCGTGGAAGGTATTTCAAATATGCCTCTTATTGGTACTATACTTCCTTTTGGGCGATTCTTTAATAACGTAATTGCTACTGCCTATCAAGCAGGTCCTGGTTCCGTAATAGGAGTAGGAAAAATAGCTATGTCTGGGGCAGCAAAAGGAGAAGTGACTGAAGAAGCTACAGATCAAGCTATATCTTATGTATCTCGTGGTCTTACTACTGTAACTGCATTAGCACTAGCATCTCAATTTGACAAAGAAGCAAAAGAACAAGGACTTCCTTGGCATCAAAGATTAATTAGCGGCAATATAGTAGACTTTAAAAACGTCTTTCCTATATCTACATTTATGATAGCAGGTAGAATTTGGAATGATAAGATGAACAATGAACCAATAAACAAAGAAGTTTATAGAGACATGTGGCAGCAGATGGCAGTAGGTCAATTTGCAAAAGACGTAGAGTTTCATAACGATCTTATACGCATGACAGACAATCTACTTGGTGAAAACGAAGTGGATTCTGATGGAAATATTATTGGGGGTAACGATGAAGCAAGACAGCAAACTTTAGATTTACTGTACAAACAAATAGGTAACATTACTGCAGGAGCTACTAGACCATTGGACGCTGTAAATAGATTAGTAGGCTATATGGAAGAAACGGATGCAGCAAGAGACATAAGGCAGGAAACAGGGCTTAGTACTTTTACACAAGCAAGTACAAAATATATGGATAACATTCTTGAGTTGTTCTCTGACAACTTAGAAAGTGTTACAGGAACAGAACTAAGAGTGGCTACTCGTAAGGGAAAGATACAAGGTCCAGAACCTTTACTCGATATAATAGGAATAAAGATGTCTCCTAGAAGAACTTCTACAGAAGTTTTGTTTGGCTACGTAGACAAAGATGCTTTCTCTGTAAACTCTAGAACGCAATCTGCAGAGTATGATAGAATACTAAATGAGTTCATAGCACCCCTATATGAAACAGAAGCTCGTAGACTACTAAACTTAAAAAACTTTCATACCTTGTCACCTTCTGATTTAAGAGAAACAGTAGACAAAGGTTTTACTAAAGTAAAAAAGAACGCAATACGGCAAATAGAAGCTGGGGCTGCAGGTATGGAAGGACAGGTTGCTCAACTAAAAAGAAAAGCTCTTCAATTACCTGTGAACCATAAAAATAAAGCAATGAAACTGTTTAAACAAAAGTTCCCTTCCTTTGAAGGTAGAATATCCGATATGACACATTTATCACAGTTGCAGTACTTTATAAATTTGGCTAAGAATCAAAAAGCATTGCTGGACATGTCAACAGGGAACTAACTACCGATACACCCTATTCTTAATATCGTAGCGATCAATACCTATGTCGCGCAACTCTCTGTCTGTCATGTTGTGTAGTTTCCAGTAGTTAGCTCGTCGTTCTTGAACAGCTACTGCTCTGTTCCATAGTTTTTTTAGCATGGTATAACTCCTTTAATGTATTGTAGTTATACCACACTTTAGCAATTTTAATATTGCTATAAACACAACCCCGTTATGACTACTTGACACCCCAGATTTCAACACTTCGTTGCGCCCACAATTCTACTTCTAGTAGGTGTAGTAAAGAGTTGTCTAACTCTATTGTGTTATTAAGATTGTACTTTAATAAAGTTCGCAACGGATTAATAAGTTCGTGAAACTCCTTTTTAAATACATTCTGTTTACGGTTAATGTGTGCATTGGCTTCGTGTTCTAATTTCATTAGGTTATTAAAGTCCTTATTGCTAGGTTAGGTCAACCAGTTCACAGACATCGCCCGAACAGGCTAGGGTCTGCATCCCGACGGTATTATCCTCTTGCTCGTAAGAAGATAACTTTTCCCAGTCAATCTTACTAGGGAAGTCTTTCAGTAACGCTTTGTATTCATCCTTGGTACACTCTTGATAGGGTGCTTGCTGATAGGTATGATCTGAGTGTGGCAGAAAAGACACACCACTCATCTCATCAAAATTCTTATATACAAAAGCACCTACCTCTAGCCATTCGTCATCTGTAACTGAAATGGTTACGGAAGGCTTGTGTTCACACCAATGGCGTTGATATGTTAACCACATCTCTAGCTGCTCTATAGCGGTCATATCGTCACGAGTTACTGCATTTTTAGGTGCTGCAACAGGAAACGTAAACACAGTTGTAGTGTGTGGTTTACCTACACATAACTCTGAAGGTATACCTTGGTCTTTCATAAACTGGGTGATAGGATCTTTGTTGTCCCCACGTACTGTCCTGTAGTAATACGGACTATGTCTAGCGTGGATGCCAGACGCACTATCAACAAGCTGCGATACTGTACCACTAGGCTTGACGCAGGTAATAGCAGTAGACTGTTGCACACCTAGTCTTACGGCCCACTCTTTATTAGTATCAACAGCAACATGTCGAAGATGATCTAGCATTTGCGCTAGTCCCTTGTTTTTAGTTGTAAGTAATGGGTTGTCCATAATACCTGTTAGGGACACACCTAATAGTCTTTCTTCTTCGGTGTTTTTCTGCCAAACTTTACGTAAGTATGGAAACTTAGTTAGACTGGATTGTATTGTACCAATTATAGTAGCTAATTTAACTTTGTCTGATAAACTCTTTAGATCGTCTGTGGCTCGTACTACTACTTCACTTAAATTGCAAAATTGGTATGGGCGTAAAATTATCTCGCTGCAAGGATTTGTTCCAAACTCCCATTCAGTGTCTCGTCTACCATTCTTAGCTGCTTGTTTCTTACTGGCCTGTCTGTTGAAGATGCCACGTTCGCCTGATTTGGACCCTACGAGTGCAGTCCATTCACGCAAGAATGTTTCCATGTCAGGTTTTTCTGTATAACAAACAGAGTTATTAGCCATTGCCCGATGCCCATGTCTCTTTATGTTTTGTTCTGGTAAGTCCCACCACTCTCCACTCTTTGCATGGCGCATACGGTCATCACTCAAATTAGACAATGAGATCATGGCACTACGTCTAACTCCTCCGCTAACAACAATCTCCCCTACCTTGCACATCATATCGTGGCACTCAATGCTAGACAGCCTACGGTTTTGTGCGCCTTTAAATGTACCAATACAGAAGTTAAACAAGTCTACTAATGGAGCAGGGCCAGAGGCTCGCCCACCAAATGTCTTTAGTTTAGCTCCTGCTGGACGAACTAGAGAGACATCCCACTTAGGTACTTCCCCAGCCCATAGCAGTGCCAGCACTTGTCTAAATGCTTTAGCCCAACCCTCTTTACTATCCTTAACTATAATAGTTGTATCACTATCAAACATTGTTGGTACTTCAGGTAGCTTAGATACAAACTGTCGCTCAACAGAAAACCCGACACCTGTGCCGCATAAGAGTATGAACATTGCCTCATCAAAACTTTTAGGATCATCAACGGGAAGGTAGCTGCAATTATACCCTGCTGTATTGTCTCGCTCTAATGCAGGACCAGCAGTCATCATAGCTCTCATAGACGGCATTACTTGCAGTGATATGATAGCGTCATACAACTCTTTTCTTGTGTCTGTATCTATAGCATTTGCTGTACATATTTGATCTACATACCTAGATACTGTTTCGTTCCAACTCTCTCTTCGACCCTTAGTATCTAACCACCTAGCGTAGCGTGATTTGTGTATAAATGATTGATAGTCCGTTGGTAAATAGTTACCGTCCATAGTCTTTTCCCCTGACTTTAATTTTTTCTATTCTTACATCGTCAATATCGTGCAGTGCATTTGATATTACTTCTTCAACATCTCTCTCATGTTCATCCTCTATTAGTGATAGGACATTGCCTTCTTCGTCTACCTTCATTGAAAAAGATATATGGAAAGATTTATAATTCATCAGCACCCTTAATTTGGTTAATTCTCATCTCAGCGTAGCGTATTACTTTGTTAAGATCTGTAATTTCACTCTCGTGTTTATCCATCCCATCATACATTTTATGCCCTGCACGACTAGCATACTTGACTATGTTGCCCCTCCAGAACTCAAAGTCATTCATCATAGTATAGGTAATCGGTTCTATCTGCCATCGAGCGTAGTGTGCTGGCTTCCGTATTAGTTCTTCAGTCATGCGTTGCCTTTTGTTTTAGTTAGAGGGCCAAACTTTATTACGTTGCCCCCTGATGTTTCTATTTCTACTTCGGGTAA